AATCGCAACACCGGGAATCGCAACACCGGGAATCGCAACACCGGGAATCGCAACACCGGGAATTGGAACCTTTCTTCTTTTAATACTGGTTGTTTTATGACAGAAGAACAGAAGATTATGCTGTTCGATAAACCTACTGACTGGACTTACCGTGACTGGATCAATTCTGATGCACGTTATGCGTTGACTAATATTCCTAAAAATGTCGTTGAATGGGTTTCTTCATACGATATGACAGATGAAGAAAAAGAGAAAGAGAAATACCCAACTTATGAAACAACAGGCGGCTATCTGAAGGTTCTGGATGAATCAGAGTCAGCACAGATCTGGTGGGATGGTCTGACTGAGGGTGCCAAGAATACCATCAAGTCATTACCGAATTTTGACGCAGAAATTTTCAGAAAATGTACAGGAATCAAAGTAGAAAGTAGAAAGTGAGGATAAAAGTAATGGAAAAGATTATGGAACTTATTAAGAAAAAAGGAATTGATAAGGGTATTCAGGACGCTATTAATAAGTCTTATGCACTTACAGGTGGAAATATTTCACAGGATGATATTACCGAAGCTGTGAAAAATATTATCCGTCTTGAAATCATTAGAAACCATGACCTTTCAGATGCAGTATTTGATGCCATGTTTGACAAGGTGGTTGATGAAATTGCAGCTGAATTAAACATTACCTGTCAGCCGGATGTATGTGAAGAAAAAGGTGATGATCTGAAAGAAAACCTGATTGAACAGGTTGGTAATGTACATCAAGGATTAGCTGCGATTTTAAAATTTTTATCATGACTTCTTTACAATTTATGCCACACCAGCAAAAAGCCCTTGACCAGACAGAAGCATTCAACAGATGCGCATATTACTTGGACATGGGCCTTGGTAAAACTTTTGTCGGTGCAGAGAAAATGTACTTGCTGAATAATGACGTAAATCTGGTGGTCTGCCAGAAATCAAAGATTGATGATTGGGTGGATCACTTTGAAAAATACTATCCAGATTATGAAGTGTTCAATCTGACAAAGAAAACACAGGTGGTACGGTTCCGGGAATTGATTGACACCAGTACCATCTATGACTATAAAAAACAGATTGTCGGTGTTATCAACTATGATTTGGTGTACAGGCGTTCATATATCACTCATATAAAGGATTTTACTTTGATGTTGGATGAATCTTCATTGATACAAAATGAGACTACACAGCGAGCAAAATTCATTCTGAGATTACAACCAGAAAGCGTTGTTCTGTTGTCAGGTACACCAACATCCGGTAAATATGAAAAGCTGTGGTCACAATGCAAGCTGCTGGGATGGGACATAAAGAAAAAAGCATTCTGGGCTTCCTATGTAGATACAGAATGGGTAGAACAGGGGCAATTCAAACGGGAAGTTGTTACTGGGTATAAACACGTAGATCATCTGAAAAAGAAACTGTCACAACATGGGGCAGTATTTATGAAAACGCAGGAAGTCATTGAACTGCCTGAACAGATTGAACAGAAGATTTATGTGAAACCTACCAAAGAGTACAGACATTTCATGAAAAATGGTTATCTGGTTTTAGATGATGGTACGGAACTGGTAGGTGATAACAGTCTTACTAAGATTCTGTATGCAAGGCAGTTATGCGGAATGTACCATCAGGAGAAAATGGATGCATTCAGGGACTTACTGGAATCAACAGAAGACAGGGTGATTGTTTTCTACAATTTTAATGAGGAACTTACAAGGCTAAGGAAAATATGTGAAGCACTTGACCGGGAAGTAAGTTTTGTGAATGGTTCAGGGCGTTCAATGTATGCCTATGAGTGTGTAGAGAACAGCGTGACATTTATTCAGTATCAGGCCGGCGCAATGGGTGGAAATTTTCAGAAAGCAAATAAGATCATTTACTACACCCTGCCACTTGGTAAAGGATCCTGTGATTTATGGGAACAGTCAAAGAAACGTATTCACCGTATAGGGCAGGATAAAAGTTGTTTTTATTATTACTTGCTAGTGAAAGGCAGTTTTGAGGAAAAGAATCTTGCAGCATTGAGAAAGGGGAAGGAACTGACAGATGAGTTGTTTGAAAAATAGAGTTTTAAAGCTGATTACACTTATCAATGGTATCTCATTTTTATATTTTGGTAGTCTGTTAGATTCCTATTCCTGGATTCCTGGGATCATTTGCTGTATCAACTTTGCATGGTTGACACTGTTTGCTTATGCGAACGGATATACATATAAATCTGAGAAGGGAGAAGAAATGGAAGAAATCAAAGAACAGAGAAAGACAGTTTGTGAATTTCTGACGGGTGACAAACGGACAGAATACATAGCTGACATTACGGAATTGGTGTACAACCTTATTTCTGGGATATGTGATGTTTCAGACAAATATCAGGTTGACCGTGACAGTTCAATGGAATATGCGGCTAGTATTACTACTGAAATTGCAACAACTGCATCCATTCAGAAATTTGAAACAGAACTTGTGAAAAGAGGTGAGTAACACGGCAGCAGAGAAGAACTTTGAAAATAAGGTGAAAACCTTCCTGAAGGGAAAAGGATTCTGGTTCCTGAAATACTGGGGTGGTGCAGCTTATACCAAAAGTGGGATTCCTGATTTACTGGTGTGTATGTATGGTAGATTCCTTGGGCTTGAGGTAAAAGCACCGAGAGGGGAACCATCAGAGTTACAGCTTTACAATCTTGAAAAAATCAGAAAAGCTGGTGGACGTGGGATTTTACTGTACCCAAAAGATTTTGATAATTTCAAGGAATTTGTAGCAGATACTGAAAAGGGAAATTCATGGTACCTGGACAATATTGAGTTTCAGGATCAGTGGAAAGAAAAATTAAGAAAGAGAGGATAAATAAACATGGCAAAAAAGAAAGTTGAAGAAATGACAGCAGAGCAGGTTGCAACAAGTACATTAGAAAATGAGGTTGCAGAAGGGGCGAATGAGAAAGCAACTGCGGTTGAATACAATTACCCGGATATTATCAGGGAAGAACTGATTAAAACCGGGCGTGATGGAGTCCTTGACCTGATTGAGTATATGAGAGAATGCGGATTTTTTGAAGCCCCTGCGTCTGGTGGAAACCATTCACATGAAAAAGGTGGACTGGCAGCACATTCAGTCAATGTAATGTTTACTGCTGAAAAAATCGGTGTCTCCCTGCTGGGTGGTGCAGGCTACAACAAAATCAAGGATAGTGTAGTGATTGCCGCCTTATTGCATGATCTCGGTAAATGCGGCGATTATGGAAAACAGATGTACATTCCTAACATCCTGAAATCCGGTAAACAGTCAGATGCTAAACCATGGAAACGTAATCCGTCACTGTTACCGCTGGATCATGCAACCAGATCAATTAAACTTGCAACCCTGTTCATTGATCTGACAGAGGATGAAGAATTTGCTATCAGATACCATGATGGACTGTATGAAACTGCAAACTATGGTGTCAAGGGGCATGAAACACAGCTTTATATGATCCTTCACTGGGCTGATACGTGGGCCAGTAAGGTCATTGAGGGTAATAACAATCCAGAGGATGAAGAATAAGAAAGAGAGGTATAAGAATTATGGCACAGAAAGTATTAATCATGGGTGAGTCTGGTACAGGTAAAAGTACCAGCATGAGAAATTGTGATCCGGCTATTACAGCAGTAGTAAATCCAGTAGGTAAACCATTACCATTCAAGAATCATTTTGAAACACTGGATAATGTGACAGATGCAAGAGAAATCATCAAGTACATGAAGGAACAGGTCAAAGCTGGTAAAAAGCTGATCGTGGTTGATGATTTCCAGTATATCCTTGCCATCCCTTACATGAACAGAATCAAGGAAACTGGATGGGACAAGTACAATGATTTCGGTGCAAATTACTTTGAGATCATTGATGTGTGCAAAGACTTACCGGATGATGTGGTAGTTGCTTATATGACCCATCTGGAAACTCTGGACAATGGACTGACTACAGTTAAGCTGATCGGAAAACTGTTAAGAGAGAAGATCACTATTGAAGGACTGTTTACAATCGTTCTGAGAACTGGTGTATATGAAGCTAAATATTACTTTTACACTCAGAACAGCGGAAAAGATACAGTTAAGTCACCTCTTGGAATGTTCCAGAATTATGCCATTGATAATGATCTGAACTATGTGTACGACAAGATTAAAAATTATTATGAACTGGGTACATATAAGTCAGATGAAGAAATGGACAAAGAGGACCAGAAAGTAGCAGGTGATATTGAAAAACCGGATGCTTCCGGCAGACGTTCCAGAACCAGAAAAGCAGAACAGAAAGCAGAACCAGTTGAAAAAGCTGAAAAGACTACAAGAACACGCAAGAGCAGGGCTGAAGTAGAAGCTGAAAACCATGAGAAACTTGTGGAGTATCAGGAAAAAGTAGATGAAGCAATTCAGGAAGCAGCAGGTGATTCTGAAGAAGTTGATTTTGATGTTGCGGCAGAAGCGGCTGCAAGTGTACCTGCCCCTGAGTTACAGAAACCGCCAAGAAGAACACGCAAGGAAAGAAAGACCGCTGAACAGACAGTTGAACAGTCTGAACCAGTTCAGGAAGAACCAGAAGTTACTGAGTCTGAATCTGATAAAATGGATGCCACACCAGAAACTGAAGGTGCAATGAATGCACCGGAACCACCGGTCAGAGGGCAGAGAAGACGCAGAACCAGACAGTAATCAGATAACAAATAAATTTATATAAATGAAAGGTTAAATAGGTGAATTATTATGGCAGTAGATTTCAGTGCATTTGACAAGAAAGTTGATCTTGACGCATTACAGGAAGAAGTAAAGAATGCAGATCTTTCTTCATTTGAGGATGTCCCGGACGGTACTTATATTGTTGGCTTCGATAAAATGGAAATTAAGCCGACAAAAGCGAAAGACAAGCTGATGTTTGCGGTACAGTGCAAGATCAAAGAAGGTCCGCATAAAGGCAGACTGCTGTTTTTCAATCGTGTAATCTCTGGAAACAAGACTTCTGAAAAATGGAATGATGGTAAGGCTATCAAGTCCGTTTGCACATGGCTTGACAAGCTGGAAACAGAAACCGTACCGGAATTTTACAATTATTCTGACTTTGCTGATTGTGTTCTTGACATCTTTCAGGAAGTGCAGGGAAAGGTTGAAGCTGAGGTTGATTGGGCTGCGAAAGATTTCAACCCTATCACTATCAATGAGGTGTTTGACTGCTAATTAAGTTATGGGTGGGATAGCAATATGTTATTCCACCCTGCATTTGAAAAGGTGACAGGATGATATTTTACGATTTTGAGGTTTTTGAACGTGACTGGCTTGCAGTTTTTATTGATGTAACGAATCAAAAAGAACACGTGATAATCAATGACAAGGATAAGTTAAGAACCTTATATGAGCGAAATATGAGCAATATATGGGTTGGATTTAACAACCGTCATTATGACCAATACATCATGAAAGGGATTCTGTTGGGGTTGGATCCAAAGAAGATCAATGACTGGATCATCATTCAGGGAAAAGAAGGATGGCAATATTCAAGAGTATTTAATAAACTTCCAATGATAAATTATGATGTTATGCCTAACCCACCTGTTGGTCTGAAGACCATGGAAGGTTTCATGGGTAGTAATATCAAGGAAACAGAAGTACCCTTTGATATCAAAAGAAAGCTGACTGAGAAAGAAATAGAACAGACAGTTTTTTACTGCCGGCATGATGTTGAAGAAACTATAAAAGTATTTCTGGAAAATGTAGATGTATTTAATGCCATGCATGGAATTGTACAGGCGTTCCCGGAATATGTGAGTCTATCCGATATCGGCAGCAGTGAAGCCAGAATTACAGCAAAAGTTCTTGGGTGTACAAAACAGGACTTCAATGATGAATTTGATTATTTCTTTCTTCCGTGTCTGAGACTGAACAAATACAAATATGTTCAGGATTGGTTCAGTACAGCGGTAAAAGACTGTACTGAAGAAATGAAGATAAATTATGCAAAAGCCAAAGAAAACTATGAGAAAGCCAATAGTATAAAGCTGAAAAAGAAATGGAAGTCAGAGATGGAAAAGTGTGACTGGACAGATTCTTTTCGGTGGCAGAAATATTTTTATAACCGTTCACTGGAAACGGTAGTTGCTGGGATTCCTCATACATTTGGCTTCGGTGGTCTGCATGGTGCAACTGAAAAACCAATTCATAAAACAGGGCAGATATTACACGTTGATGCGAACAACTACTATCCTTCAATGCTGATCGCATGGGGACTTGTCACCAGGGCAGCAGGTAATGACAACTATCCGAAGGTATACGTGACCAGAAAGAAAATGAAGAAAGCGCAAGTTCAGGCGGCAAAAGCAGGTAATAAACCACTGGCTAAACAATGGAAAAAGGCCCAGTTACCATACAAGAAAATGCTTAATGCGCTGTCAGGTGCCATGAAAGATAAAACGAACCCTGCATATGATCCACGAAATAACAACTGCATGTGTATCAATGGTCAGCTTATGTTGTTGGATCTGATTGAACATCTGGAAGTGATACCTGGATTTGAATTGATCCAGTCAAATACTGATGGTCTTATTATCTGGATTCCTGATACTGATGAAGCATTTGAAATGGTTGATGATATCTGCTGGGAGTGGGAACAGCGTTGCAGTACAGACAAATGTTCTATCCTGTTGGAACTTGATAATATCTCTGAAATCTATCAGAAGGATGTAAACAATTACTTATGGATTTCAGCTGATGGTGATGTGGAAAGAATCGGTAAGTATCTGAAAGGTCTTTCAGCGGTTGATTATGATCTTCCAATTCTGAATAAAGCCCTTGTTGATTACATGGTCAAAAAGATACCAGTGGAACAGACAATAAACCAGTGTGATGATCTGAAAGAGTTTCAGAAGCTAGTGAAACTGTCAGATAAATATTCACATGTAGAACATGAACACTGTATACCTGTCCAGCGTGTTGAGGGTGTCAGGGTAAAACATACATATTACGATTATCCTAAGACTCAGCGGTATACATATAAGTCTTATCGGGTATTTGCTTCAAATGAGTTGCAGGATGGTAGGATATTAAAGTGCGGCGGTTCCCGTGGTAAACCTGAAAAGTTCGCAGATACACCAGATCATTGCTTTATATACAATGATGATGTAAATGGGGTAAAGGTACCGCAGAACCTGGACAAACAGTGGTATATAGACTTAGCAAAAAGAAGATTGAAACAGTTTGGTATTGCAGCATAGTACCGGAAAGGTGGGGATGATGGCAAATGTTCAAATGACAAAAGTGCAAATGTGGAATAGATACAAAGCATTAAAGAAAAAAGATTACAACTGGACATGTATATGTCCGGTATGCAGTAAACAGATATATGAAAAGGATCCTGATATTGAATATGTAAAAACAAAGCGTGGGACTGAGATTTTTATACATACGCAATGTATCAAAGAATGGGACAAGTAGGTGGTTGAGGGATGCTCTATAAGGGATATATTGAAACCAAAGGAAAAGCAGCAGTTGAAAAATTTAAGAATAAGACCAGGTTCAAGACTTATGAGCAGGTGAAAGATCTTCCCGGTTTCGGGGGCGTTCTGGAAAATGACACTATCCTGATAGACATTGATGATTATGAACAGTCAGAAATCATGATGGATATTGTTGAAGACTATCAGCTTGATTGCAGAGTATACCAGACTACCAGAGGAAAGCACTTCCTGTTCAAAAATCATCAGGTAACAAGGAACCACACACATGTGCCGCTTGCTATTGGGCTGACAGCAGACATCAAATGTGGAACCAGAACATCATATGAGGTTATCAAGATTAATGGTGAAGAACGTTTCATTGAATGGGATATTGAAGAAGGTGGTACATATCAGGAGTTACCGAAGTGGATGCTTCCTGTAAAGGCTGCCACTGATTTTATTGATATGGATGCAGGAGATGGCAGGAATCAGGCCCTGTTCAACTACATTCTGACACTCACAGCAAATGGTTTTACGGTGGATGAAACAAGGGAAGCTATCAGGATCCTGAATAAATACGTCCTGAAAGAATCACTTTCTGATGAAGAACTAGAAGTGATCCTCAGAGATGAAGCCTTTCAGAAACCTGTGTTCTTCAATGGTACTACATTTTTATTTGAACGTTTTGCAGATTGGTTAAAAAGTAACTGTAATGTAGCCAGAATCAATGGTCAGCTTCATGTATATGAAGATGGGATTTATCAGGTAGGGTACCGGGAGATTGAGAAGGTGATGATCCAGCAGATACCGAACCTGAAGAAGACGCAACGTCGGGAAGTGTTAGAGTTATTGGAATTAATAGCTGAAGAAAAAACGGCAGCAGATGCCCGTTATATAGCGTTTCAGAATGGTATTTATGATATTGTTACAGATCAGATGCAACCGTTTACCTCTGATTTAGTTATCACAAACAAAATACCGTGGAACTATAACTCGGATGCTTACAATGAACTGGCAGATGATACATTGAACCGGCTTGCCTGTAATGATCCGGTTATCAGAATGTTGCTGGAAGAAGTTATTGGTTATTGCTTTTACAGAAAGAATGAATTAGGACAGGCGTTTATGCTTACTGGTGATAAAGCAAATGGAAAGTCTACATTCATAAGCTGCATAAGAACAATTCTCGGTGAAGCAAACACATCTGCATTGGATCTGAAAGAACTGGGGGACAGGTTCAGTACATCTATGATATTCGGAAAGCTGGCAAATTTAGGTGATGATATCGGTGATGATTTCCTGCAAGGCTCTCAGGTGGCAGTATTTAAGAAAATTGTTACTGGTGACAGAATCAAGGCTGAAAGAAAAGGTCAGGATCCGTTTGAATTTAACCCATACACAAAGTTGCTGTTCAGTGCCAATGATATTCCAAGAATGAAAGACAAAACAGGTGCAGTTCTCAGACGTTTAGTTATTATCCCATTTAATGCCAGATTCTCAAAGTATCTGGAAGATGGGGTTACCATTGATCCTAAATTCCGTCCTTATATCAAGTATGAACTGAATGAACAAAGTTCAGTAGAATACATGATTAAAATTGGTATTGAGGGACTGAAGAGAATCATTGAAAATAATGGTTTCACTAAATCGAAAAAAGTTCAGCAGCAGTTGGATGAATACGAAAATGAGAACAACCCTATTAAAGCATTCATTGAAGATAATGGCATTGAAAGTATTGAGAACGAAGCAACAGCAGACGTATATAAACGGTATCAGGTATTCTGTGCAGATAATAACATGCAGCCTATGGGTAAGATTGTATTCAGTAAGCAGATCAAGAAAAGACTTCACCTTGAAATTATATCCAGCAGAATAGATAACACAGTCAGAAAGATATTTGTAAGGGAGTGATAAATGTGATTAAGTATTTAAGCCTATTCAGTGGAATAGGTGCTTTTGAAAAAGCACTTGAAAATTTATCTATTCCATATGAATTGGTTGGTTATTGTGAAATTGATAAATACGCAAGCAAAGCATATTCGATCATTCATAATGTACCAGAATCGTTGAATTTTGGCGATATAACTCTAATAAATGAAAAACAGTTACCGAAGGATATTGATTTAGTTACTTATGGTTTTCCATGCCAGGATATTTCACTTGCAGGTAAGCAGAAAGGGTTCGAGGATGAAAATGGGAATAAAACACGTTCGGGGTTATTTTTTGATGCATTAAGAATCATTGAGGAATGCCGACCGCAGATTGCCATTGCTGAAAATGTGAAAAACCTGACAGGAAAACGTTTCACCGAACAGTTCAACATTGTACTAAACAGTCTGGAATCTGCCGGATACAATAATTACTGGAAAGTTTTAAATGCAAAGGATTATGAGATTCCGCAAAACAGAGAGAGAGTATTCATTATCAGTATCAGAAAAGATGTTGATAATGGGCTTTTTAATTTTCCAACACCCATCCCTTTAAAGAAATGCCTAGGTGATTTACTGGAAGATGAGGTTGATCCTAAATATTATGTTTCACAGAAGACTTTAGAGAGGATACAGACATCACCGTTTTATAAGAAACATAACATGATTCACTCAAGGGGGGGGGATATGTTCCACATTACTCATGAGAGATTATAAAGAACCAAAGTGTGTAAAGGTAAATTATGAATGAAGATAAAATTATAATATTTGTTGGTAATATATGTCCTACAAAAACCAGAAAGAATCCCAATCAGGGAAGGGTGTATAATCCTATTGGAATTGCGCCCACATTAAATTGCAAAGGGGGGGGGGAATTTGGAACCATTTGTGGTATTAAAAGCAAATACAAATAAAGGTTACGAAGTAGCTGAAGTGGGAGATTCAATTAATTTGGAGTATCCAAACAGTACAACAAGACGTGGAAGGGTGGGAAAACAAATGGCTCAGACTTTAACTACTGCCCCTCACCAAGCTGTAGCAGTGGCAATGAGGGGGAGATATGGAAAAGATAATATAATAAGTCAACAGGTAGAAGTATCTGGTAATACATATTCTAATGCATTAACAACTGTTCAGAAAGATGCAATGGTTGGAAATGCGGCTGACGGTACATTACTGATTCGTAAACTTACACCGAAGGAGTGTTTCCGACTTATGGGGTTTACAGATAAAGATATTGATATGCTTATTGGACATGGAATATCAAACACTCAGTTATATAAGATGGCTGGAAATTCAATAGTAGTTAATGTACTGGAATTTATATTCTGTCAGATATTTGATAATAACAATGAAATATGGGTATAAAGAAGGTGATAGAGATGATTGAAAAGACTTGTAAAACTTGCCTTGACAACGAAGATGGTTTTTGTGATCGCAAGGGAATCTTAGTAGATGATGAGGATTCCTGTGAAAAACATAGAGAAGACTGGCGTGACAGATTACTGGATCATTTTCTCAGAGGTCACGGAAAGGGGAGATAATGTGGGGTACTTTATTATTGGGACATTGTGTTTCATCAGTGGACTTGCAATGGGGGTGTTCTTAACAGCCCTTATCGTAGCTGGAGCAGATGATAATATTGGAGAAGTTAATGAGTTGGGGGATGATGAGAATGAGTTATAAGAACAGTGAGGGTTATTCAGATCCGACAGCAGGTGTCGCAATGGGATCTGCCAAGAAACAGGAGCAGGAAATTGACAAGCTGAACCATAAGGTTATGCAGTCGTTCAGACTGCTGCTTGATCTGGCAGGATTTGAGATTGTCGGACGTGTCACACTGAGACATAAGAAATCAGGGCGTATCTTTAAGTAGGAAAGAGGTGTTGTGGAATGACCGCAAAAGAGTATCTGAACCAGATCAGGGAGAAAGATGCAGCCATAAACAGAATGATACGGCAGAAAGAAAACTTAAAAGGTATGCTGTATACTATTGGCAGTCCTGGTACTGGTGAAAAAGTGCAGACCAGTAAATCTGGAAGTAGTCGTTATGAAGAACTGTTTGCAAAGATTTCAGAAAAAGAGGATGAAATCAATAATAAAATTGATGATCTGGTTGGACTGAAGATAAGAATTTGTGAACAGATTAATGAGTTACCGGATGATGTACATATCTCTGTTTTATATGAAAGATATGTTGAACTGAAAAGCTGGAACCAGATATCTGATGATATGAATTACAATGTGAGATATTTATTTCATATTCATGGAGCGGCATTGAACGAATTTTATCAGATGTATGAGCAGGAAATAAATGCAGATGTATAACAAACATTGAGGGTTGGTGTAGTGCTGACCCTCTGTTTTTATGTTTTTGTAACTAGTTTGGGTGTTTGTAACTAGTTTGTAACTGGTTTTGTAACTCATTTATCCCTTGATTTTACTGGATGTAACTAATGTAACTAATTTTGAGAATGTTCTTATTATATTATTTTTTATATAATGTATATCAGTAAGAAGTAATAAAAATAATATATATATATATATATAATAGTATATAGTAAAAATTAGTTACATCAGTTACAAAAATGTCGGAAACCCAGTAAAATCAAGGGCTGAGAGTGTAACTGATTAGTGTAAAATGAGTTACAAATGAGTTACAATTAGTTACAAAACTGGTTACATCTGAAAATAAATGACATAATCTGAGTCAGAGTTGATATAAAAGCAGTCTGATTTGACTTGAATATGAGTCAGGAAAGCTGATATTGTGTAGACTGTTCAATCAGACATGAAGCGCATCCTTTTGTCATGGGGATGTGCTTTTTACTTTGTCCGGGAAATATAGCTGTTTACTCCTTTACAGCTTCCCGGACTTTTCGATATACAAAACGAAACGAATGAGAGGTGGTGGGGCTTGGCAAGGGCAAGAGATCCGAACAGAAATAAAGCATTCGAGATTTACAAAGAACATAATGGAAACATTGATTTAGTTGAGATTGCAAGCCAATTAAACATTTCACCCGGAACAGTTCGTGGGTGGAAATCTAAAGATTCTTGGAACGATAAATTGAATGGAACGTTCCATAAAAATACGGAACGTTCCAAAAGAAAAAAAGGCGGTCAACCAGGTAATAAAAATGCAGAAGGTCATGGTGGTACTGGACCACCAGAAAATAAGAACGCTGAGAAGTATGGATTCTTTTCTAAGTATTTGCCGGATGAGACGAAAGAGATTTTTGACGCAATTGAACATGCAGATCCGCTGGACCTGTTGTGGCACCAGATACAGATTGCATATGCTGCCATTGTGAGAGCACAGCGGATAGCTTATGTTAAGGATCACCAAGATAGAACCATCAACAAGATTGGTGAGAAAGATGGTGAGACTGTATCAGAGGAACATTGGGAAGTACAGGAAGCATGGGACAAGCAGAATAATTTCTTAAAGGCACAGGCAAGGGCGCAGGCTGAATTAAGCCGCATGATAAAGCAGTATGACGAAATGCTTCATGCAAACTGGGAACTGGCTACTGAAGAACAGAAGACAAGGATCCAGTCAATGAAAGCAAAAGCCCAACTGAATGATGTTGAAGAAACAGTAGATGATGGATTCCTGGAAGCATTAAATTCTTCTGCTGCTGAGGATTGGAATGATGAAGAAACAGGTATTTAAGTTTCAGCCATTCTCAAAGAAACAACGCAAGGTATTGAATTGGTGGTGTGATAACTCACCTGTAAAAGATGCAGATGGAATAATTGCAGATGGTGCTATTAGATCAGGAAAGACAATATCAATGTGCTTATCATTTGTCATGTGGTCAATGTCCAATTTTGACGGGCAAAACTTCGGTATGTGTGGTAAGACTATCGGATCATTCAGGCGAAATGTGCTGTTCTGGCTGAAGCTGATGTTGAGAAGCAGGGGTTATTCTGTTACGGATCACAGGGCTGATAACCTTCTGGTAGTCAGTCGTGGGGATGTAGAAAACTTTTATTATATCTTCGGTGGTAAAGATGAAAGATCACAGGATCTGGTGCAGGGTATCACATTGGCCGGTGTGTTCTTTGATGAAGTGGCATTGATGCCGGAATCATTTGTCAATCAGGCTACTGGACGTTGTTCGGTTGATGGCTCAAAGATGTGGTTCAACTGTAACCCTGACGGTCCGTATCATTGGTTCAAACAGAACTGGATTAACAAATGCAAGGAAAAGAACATCCTGTATCTGCATTTTACAATGGATGATAACCTGTCATTGTCTGAGAAAATCAAGACAAGATACAGGAGCATGTACACCGGGGTGTTTTACAAGCGGTACATCCTCGGGTTATGGGCTGTTGCTGAGGGAATTATTTATGATATGTTCAGTGAAGATGAACATATTGTCAAATATGATGAAATAAAAGGTAAACTGATAAATAATCCTTCATGCAGATATGTGTCATGTGACTATGGTACCCAGAATGCCACTGTATTTCTGCTGTGGAATAAAGCCACTGATGGGAATTGGTACTGCATCCGGGAATATTACTATTCAGGACGTGACAAGTCAAAACAGAAAACTGATGCAGAATATGCAGAAGACTTGAAAAAGTGGCTGGGCGAAACCAAAATCAGGGCAATGATTGTGGACCCATCAGCTGCTTCTTTTATTGCGGAACTGAGAAAACGAAAATATAAAGTACTGAAAGCAAGAAATGATGTACTGGATGGTATCAGGCTGGTTGCTACACTGCTGAACCTTAAAAAGCTGTTCTTTTGCAATAGCTGCGAAAACACTATTGCTGAGTTTCAGTCATACATCTGGGATGAAAAGGCGGCAGACAGGGGAGAAGATAAACCAGTGAAACAGCACGATCATGCAATGGATGCTGTCAGATACTTTGTTTATACGATTTTGAGTAATCAGCTGGCAAAGCTGAAAACTATGAAAGGTTGATAGTTATGCATGTATTTACATTACCAGCTGAGGACTGGAATGAATTGAGTATTGATAAGCAGGTTATCCGACACCTGATATTAAAACACAGGAGTTTTGTGGATCACCTGATTACTCTTGAAGACTACTATGAGGGAAAACATAAGATCCTGAATGATAAGAACCGGGAGAACAAACTGGTATGCAACCATGCAAAGGATATTTCTGATACTGCCAGTTCATACTTTATCGGTAACCCGGTTACATATAAGGCACAGACAGATATCACAGACCTGACGGATAAGTTAGAATACGCCGGAGCAGATGAAGCTGACGGTGACAACGGTCTGGACTTATCTATTTTTGGCAGGGCTTATGAATACATCTACACCAAAAAAGATGAAACAGACCTGATGATAAAGAATTTGTCACCAGCGAATACCTTTGTTGTGTATGATGATACGATTGAGCAGAATGAACTGTTTGCTGTATATTACTATGCAAAACGTGATGATTCTGACCGGACAGATATAAAGTATATTGCTACTGTAGTTACGGAACATTATAAGTACATCCTGAATATTCAGAATATTGATGGTATTCAGCCCACCTATGAACAGGCTGAACCACATTATAAAGGTGAAGTTCCCATCATTGAGTATCTAAACAACAAGATGGGACTGGGTGATTTTGAACTTCAGATACCATTAATTGATGCATACAACGCATTAATGAGTGACCGTGTGACGGACAAGGAACAGTTTATTGATGCTATCCTTGCTATATATGGAACACTGTTATCAGATGGTGATGAGTATGACGAAGAAGGGAACAAGATCAGTGATTCTGCTGATGAAGCACAGAAAGAACTGAAGAAAAAGAAGATTCTGGAACTGCCTGACGGTACGAAAGCAGAGTATCTGACAAGAACCTTTGATGAAAACGGCGTTGAGATCCTGAAGAAAGCTATTGAGCAGGATATCCATAAGTTTTCGCATATCCCTTGTATGTCGGATGAGAGTTTTGGTGGTAATGTTTCAGGGGTGGCTATGGAATTTAAGCTGCTGGGGATGGAAAATATAACCAAGATCAAGACCAGGTATTACAAAAAGGGTCTGAGAAAGAGACTGAGGATATTTGCTAATTTTTATGCAAATAAGGGAATCAGTTTTGATGTTGCCGGTATTGTTCCTACATTTACCAGGGCATTACCGAAGAATCTGTTAGAGATCAGTCAGATTGTATCTAATCTGTGGGGTAAGGTTGGAAAGAAAACGTTACTGGCCCAGATTCCTTTTGTGGATGATCCAGAAGAAGAACTGAAGACTGTGGAGAAAGAAGCAGAGGATGATTTGAAACGGCAGCAGGAAATGTTTTCTATGACGGCAAACACGCCGCCGGATGATACAGATACATCTGATTCTGATGAGCCTGATAACAGTCAGGATGATAAAAAGGATCCTAAAAAGAAAGATGGAAAGGTAAATGAATAATGAACGATACTGGATAGATAGGGCAAATTATCTCATATATCATCATATGAGTGATGCTGAACAGACAGCGGATGAAATAGCCACGTTGTATAGAAAAGCGTCTAAATGGCTGACATATGAGTCAAGAAAGATATTTGATAGGTATCAGAACAGTCACGGTTTGACAGAAGCAGAAGCAAGGCGGCTGATTAGTCAGTTACAGGGTTCTTCTTCATTGGAAGAACTGAAAAGACTGTTAGAGCAGGATGGCAGAAATCAGGAAATACTGGCACAGCTGGATGCACCAGCGTATCAGTTCAGAATTGACCGATTAAGACAGATACAGAATCAACTTGATATTGTGATGAACAATGTTTACCAGCAGGAAAAAATACTTGCTGGTGATTTTTTTGTGGATCTGGCGAATGATTCTTATTACAGACAGATTTATGAGATACAGCACAATACATCATATGCTTTCAGTTTTGCTCATATAGACAGGAAACAGATTGATAAAGTCATTTCTATACCTTGGAGTGGAAAACACTATTCTGAACGCCTGTGGAAGAACAGCAAAACACTGACAAAAGCAATTAAAGAAGAACTACTGATTGATCTGATTACTGGGCGGCCTGAAAATGAAGCTGTAAAAATTATTGCAAATAAATTTGACCAGGGGATTTTTGAAGCAAGGCGTTTGGTTCGCACAGAAGCAGCGTTTGTTTCCGGGGAACTGAATGCAGAAGCATATGAAGAATGTGATCTGCAAAAGTATCAGTTTCTTGCGACTTTGGACTTGCGTACATCTGAGATATGTCGGTCACTGGATGGGAAAAGGTTTTTCCTGAAGGACAGGCAGGTTGGAAAGAACTATCCACCTATGCATCCGTGGTGTAGAAGTACCACTATTGCAGTCATATCAGAGGATGATATAAAAAAACTGAAAAGACGAGCACTGAACCCGGAAACGGGCAGAACTGAACTTGTTCCAGCTTCCATGACTTATGAGGAATGGTATAAAAAATATGTAAAAGATAACCCGAAGGCGAGAGGGCAGGAAAAGGCAATACAAAATAAGGCTTCTGACCAAGCGCAATATCAGAAGTATAAGAAATTAGGTATTGATGGTGTACCTGCATCATTTACAGGGTTCCAGAAACTAAAATACCAGGAGCCTGAGAAGTGGGAGCTGTTGAAGAAGGATTATAGAGAAAGGAAGAAAACATGAAAAAAGCAATGTTATCACAGCCTATGGCTGGAAAGACGGATGCAGAGATTATTGCAACCAGAGAGAAAGCAATTAAAGCATTAAAAGAAAGAGGGTATGAAATCGTAAATACTCTTTTTACTGATGAGTGGTACAGCAAAGAAAAGATGAAAGAACGTGGTGTTGTTCAGATTCCTTTGTGTTTCCTTGCAAAATCTCTGGAAAACATGAGTTTATGCCATGCGGCTTATTTCTGTAAAGGTTGGGAAAATGCCAGAGGGTGTAAATTAGAGCATGATGCCGCAGTAGCCTATGGATTAGAGATTATCTATGAAGAATAGAAAGGGGAAACACCAATGGTAAAAGTTAAATGTATTCAGAGGTTTAATGATGTGACTCAGCCAATTGAGAAGATGCAGCGTTTTCCAGGTGCAGTCTGGGAAGTAACAGAAGAAAGAGCGAAACATCTTGTGGCTGAAGGAGTGGTTGAAATTGTGACAGAGAAAACAACCACAGCAAAAGCACTTGAAAAGTAGAGACCTGAGGGTCTTTTTATTTTGTCTTTTTTCAGCAGACGTTAAAGAACTGTAAATCTAAGACGAATGACCCAGGCCCATCACGGGAATAGGTTGGGCGGAAAGGATAAATATGAGAAATAAAGTTTTTAGAGCACTTACACAGTGCAGATGCAAGGTTCCTATGAATTTGCAGCTTTTTGCAGAAGGAGATGGTGCTGGTTCCGGTGATGATTCTGGTAACGGCGGTGGATCCGGTAGCGGTGAAGGTGATGATAGTGGGTCTGGTGATGATAAACCACAGTCATTTGATGATTTCCTGAAAGGGGAAGGGAACCAGGCAGAATTTGACAGAAGAGTCAACAAAGCAATTCATACTGCTGTTCAGAAAGCACAGGAAAAATGGGAAGCTCTGACAAACGATAAGTTGTCAGAAGCTGAAAAGCTGGCGAAAATGAACAAAGATGAAAAGGCGCAGTATATGCAGCAGAAAAAAGAAAAAGAACTTGCTGACAGAGAAGCAGCAATCACAAAGAGTGAGTTGAAAGCAGAAGCAAAAAATACACTTGCTGAAAAGAAACTTCCACCTTCTCTTGCTGATCTCCTTGTATATACAGACGCTGACAGCTGCAATAAATCCATTGCAACTGTAGAAAAGATTTTTCAGGAAGCTGTTGAAGCAGCTGTTCAGGAAAAATTAAAAGGCGGCGACCCTCAGAAGAAGGCACCGGAAGGTAACAAAGAACTGGAAGCGCAGGTTGAAAAATTAATGCGTGGATATTAAAGAAAAGGATAGGTGAAATATATGGCTATTAATACTTTAGCAACTGAAACCCTGTTTCAGCGTACTCTTGATAAGTTAGCTGTACAGGAAGCTGTAACTGGTTGGATGGATGCCAATGCAGGACAGGTTATTTACAGCGGTGGTAAAGAAGTAAAGATCCCGAAACTGTCTGTTCAGGGACTCGCAAACTATGACCGTGACAACGGGTATGTTATGGGTGGTGCTACTATGGCATACGAAACACTCACAATGACACAGGACAGAGGACGTAAATTCCAGCTTGACGCAATGGATATTGACGAAACTGGTTTTGTGACAACTGCCGCTGCGGTTATGGGAGAATTTCAGAGAGTGCATGTGGTACCTGAGATTGATGCATACCGTATTTCTAAGTTGGCATCTACTGCGGTCACTGCAAAAAAAGCAGGTATGGTAACTTATGGTTATACACCTGGAGCAGCAAACACATCTGCCCTCAGAAAAGCAAAAGAAGGTATCAAGGCTGTTCGTGATTGCGGATACAATGGTCCGCTCGTTATTATGGCAACCTCTGATTTCATTACTGAATTGGAACTGGAACTCGCTGGTAAGATTACAGCAATGACATTTTCTCAGGGTGGAATCAATACGCAGGTACCATCTATTGACGGTGTACCATTTATTTCTGTACCGTCAAACAGAATGTATTCTGCAATTACCCTGTATGACGGTAAAACAAAAGGTCAGGAAGCAGGTGGTTATGTCAAAGGCACTACTGCAAAAGACATCAACTTTATCGTTACTGCAAGAACTACACCGATTGCGGTAACAAAACAGGACAAAATGAAAATCTTTACACCGGATCAGAACCAGGATGCAGATGCTTGGAAGATGAATTATCGTAGACATCATGATCTGTGGGTGCTTGAAAACAAGATTGATTCTGTATTTGTATCAATCAAAGACGCTGAGTGAGGGGATGTAAATGATTCTGATTAAGGAAAATGTTGAAAGAATCATTGATGATGATTCACAGGGAATTATTGACCAGCTGTTATTAGATGGCTGGTCAAAAGTCCCTGTTGTAACTGATTCCAAACCAAAAAGAAAAGGAAAAACAGAAAATGGGGTGAATGCGGATGGTAAGACCGTCTGATGTGCGTATTGTAGAGAAGTTGACAGGTGAACAGGATGAAGAACTGATTGCTGTTCTTCTTGATGATGCAGAATCTTTCGTATTAGCTTATACAATGCGTACAAAAATCATACAGCCACTTGAAAAGCCTGTTCGTGATCTTGCCGTGATTGCTCTAAATCGTATGGGGACAGAGGGTGAAAACAGTAGGTCAGAGGGTGGAGAAACCTATAACTTCAATGACACACCGAAGCAGATTTTTGACACCCTTAATCGTTATCGTATTTGCCGGGTAGGTGGTAAGGTTTATGAGAATAAAAAGAAGTAGACTGAACACATTTTATCTGAAAAAGAGAATCTCAAAGAAAGATAAAGAGGGGTGTTCAACAGGAGAATGGGGAACAGGAGTCCCCTTTGTAGGGGAACAGTGGCCTGCATCCGGTAAAGTGCAGGTTCAGCAATATGGAGATAGACTGAACTATATACTGAACCTAAAACTTGATGGTGTGTATCAGATCATAAAGGAAAAACAGGGTGCTTCTTTTGATTTCGGCAATGACTTAGTTTTCAGAGAACAGGATGGAATCTGTATTTTTGCTGATGAAAAATCTGATCCAGATTACCGGATCATTGCAATTAAACCTTACCGACAACTAAAGATGGAGTTGGAGAAGATATGAGTGATGATCTGATACAGAAATTTTCGGGGCTTGTTGATATGGCTGAAGGCGGTTTACAGTCAAAAGTACACGAACAGGCTTTACGCATTCAGGCACAAGCTAAAGAATTATGTCCTGTCAGAAGGTATGGCTCCGGGGGTGGATCATTAAGACAGTCAATCCATGTTAGTACAGAACGACAGGAAGACTTGATTCACAGTGAGATATACACCAATTCAGAGTATGCACCTTATGTTGAGTTTGGCACTGGCCCCACAGGACAAGCGCATCACAACGGTATATCCCCGGACGTTGACCCTGTATATTCCCAGTCGGGTTGGATGATGCCAGCTGATGCAATGTCACCAGATGATGCCGAACAGTATGGTTTTGGTATCGCAAAAGGGAAAGACGGAGAAGTCATTGGATATTATACAAAAGGTCAGGTTGCGCAACCTTTCATGTACCCTGCTTTTGCAGAATTGAAGGATGATGTGACACAGGAAATTAAAGCGGCACTCGAAAAAGATTTGAAAAAGGTGACAAGATGAAAAATGTAAAAGATCAGGTATATTCAGCACTTCTCACTGTTACTGAGAATGTATCAGACACATATCCGAAAGACTGGGCGAACTTCCCAACAATTCAGTATGTAGAAGAAAATAACAGTGTGTGGGAACGTACTGACAACGCTGAACAGAAGGCTAAGGTGTCATATAAAATTGATATATGGCACAACCAGAGCACATCTGATACAGCCCTTGCAGTTGATGCTGCTGTTTCTGCTTTAGGTCTGGTGAGAACCTATTGCGGTGATGCACCGGACCCAAGCGGATTGAAACATAAAGTAATGCGCTATGAAGGAATCATTGATATGAGTTCCGACATAGTGTACTGGAATTAAGAAAGAGGTGAAGATAAATGTTAGCAAATGGTACAAAACTGGGTTACTCTAAGACCGCCCCTTCTGGCAGTTCTACATCTTATACTGACTTGCCGGGACTGAAGGAAATCCCGGATGTTGGAACAGATCCTGAAAAAGTAGATAATACAGTTCTGACAGATAAGCATAAAGTGTATGAAAAAGGTATCGGTGATCTGCCTGAAATGACATATAAGTTTAAATATGACAACACGAAAGCAGACAGTCCTTATCGTACACTGAGAAAAGCAGATCAGGATGGAACAGTACTGTATTTCAGAGAAACTGATCCAGATAAAACAACTCTGGATTTTGGTGCTACAGTGTCCGTAAAACGTACAGGCGGCGGTGTCAATGGTGTAATTGAATTTGAGGTAACCATGACTGTACAGACAGATATTACTTACACAGACCCGGCATAATACCGGGTCTTTTATTAAGAAAATTCAGGAGGATATAACATGGGCGGTTTAGATGAAGAAGTAAAAAATCAGAAAGAAGAAACAAAAATTGTAGATTTGGATGAAGAAAAAAATAAAAGAAAGTCTTTTCATTATTGGACAGTAGGCGGCAGAGATTACCGTCTGAAACTTAAAGCGTCTAATATTGAAAAGCTGGAAAATAAATATAAATGTAACGTCATGCATCTGGTGGATGATATGCCGGCATTATCTGTAATGCTTACTATCATCCAGGCGGCAATGCTTCCGTGGGAACATGGGGTTAAGTATGATGATATTCTGAACCTGTTTGACAAATATGTTGAAGAGGGTGGAAGTCAGATTGATCTGTACAAAAATGTTGTGATTCCGACTCTGGCGGTATCCGGTTTTTTTACGCCGAAGATGGCAGCGGAAATTCTGGAAGCAACAGACGAAGAACTGTAACAACTACAAGCGAATATTTGTGGGCGATTTACCCGGATGCATTAGACTGTGGAATACGGCCTGAATTATTTTGGGATTCCACTTTAAATGAAATCATGGATATGATGGAGAGTTATGCCAGATGCAGAGCAAGAGATAGGAAACAGCAGATCAGTGATAACTTTATTCTGTCAAAGGCTCTGACACTGAACCTTTCAACTATGTTCAATGAAAAGGCTGAACTTTGTAATCCATGGGATTTTTACCCACAAACATTCAAAGAAGATAAAGAAAATTATGAACATCAGAAGCTAGAAGCAGAACTTGCCGATTATAGGGACAAGCGCAGACGGTGGGCTGATGAATTTAACAGACGAAGGCAGCAGGGAATGTAACCCTGCTTATTTTATTGTCGGGAAGGGGGTGAAAAATGTATGGGTGATACACTTGCAAAACTGAAAGTCATTCTGGAAGCATCCACAGTTTCTTACAAGAAAGAGATGGAAAAAGCCCAGAAAGTGACTAAAAATGTCAGTGATTCTGTTAAGTCTGAAATATCAAAAGTCAAACAGGCTATGAAAATGGATGATGCAACAGAGTCAGTGAAAAAGCAGGTTTCTGTGTTCCAGAAAATGAAACAGGCGATTACTAAATATCAGGTGAAGGCCGGAATAAAAGTACCTACACAGGACTTTCAGGAATTGCAGTCCGGTATGAAAAAGGCAGAAGGTACGCTTAGTTCTTTGATTGCAAAACAGGAAAAGTATGAAGCAATTGGTGTGAAAAAGAACAGTTCAGCGTGGAAGTCATTACAGTATGACATTCAGGGAGCCAAAAATGAGATTGAAGGGTACAAAAATGAAATGGCTGAAATGCGGTCAAACGGTACTGCGTTTACAAGGGGCTATTCTATACCGAAAGAAATCTTTAAAGGAATTGGTAAAGGTGTGTTAGGTCTTGGAAATTTGGGACTGAATGCTGCTCAAAAGGGCTGGGGTGGTTTGAAAAAAATTATCAGTGGTACAGCGTCTGCATTGACGAAGGTAACCACAGTCATTAAAAGAACATCTGGTGCATTCGCTGCACTCATACAGAAGTTTACAAGCGGTATTCCTATTTTACGAAGGTTCACAGGTGCAACAAAATCAGCATCTGGTGGACTGGGCGGTGGATTAAAAAACATTCTCAAATATGCGTTCGGTATCAGGTCACTTTTTGCTTTGGTGAACAAGCTGAGAAGTGCGTTAGTAGATGGATTCAAAAACCTGGCACAGTACAGTGGTGAGACAAATAACAGTATTTCAATGCTGATGTCTTCCCTGACGCAGTTAAAGAATGCATTTGCGGCAGCATTTGCACCTATTTTGAATGTGATCGCACCTATTCTGAATACACTGATCCAGAAGATTATTTCTGTAGTTAATACATTTGGTCAGTTGACGAGTGCATTAACAGGTAAAACAACTTACATTAAAGCGAAAAAAGTTCAGCAGGATTACGCCAAGAGCCTGAACAGTAATGCCAATTCAGCTAAAAATGCCAAAAAAGCAAATGAGGAATTGAAACGTACCATTCTGAGTTTTGACCAGATCAATAAGATGGATGATAACAGCAGTTCTGACAGTAACAGTGGAATAGCTGATACAGGTGGTCTGTCACCTTCAGATATGTTTGAGACTGAAAGCATTCCTTCAAAGATTAAAGGGATTGCCGACATGATTAAACAGGCATGGAAGAATGCTGATTTTACAGAAATCGGTGCTATGGTCGGTAACAAACTGAATGCCGCACTGAACAGCATCCCATGGGACAAGATCAAGAACACCTGCAACAAGATTGCAAAGAGTGTTGCCACTTTCCTGAATGGTTTTCTTGAAACAGTTGACTGGAAACTAGTTGGTAATACCCTTGCACAAGGTATCAATACCGCCTTCGGTATGGCAAATACGTTTGCCGAAAATTTCCATTGGGATAGCCTTGGAAAAGCAATTGGTAACGGTATCAATGGTGCGCTGGGTGGTCTTGACTGGAACCTGATACAGGAAACTGTACGCAATATTGCAACAGGGATTACTGATACACTTAACAGCTTCATTCAAACAACTGACTGGGCGTTAGTTGGTCAGTCGTTCGGTAATGGTATCAATACCATTCTGGATTTCTTCCATACTGCCATCAATAACTTTGATTGGGTGGGTGCTGGTACAGCACTTGCAGATTTTGTCAATAACGCAGTAAATACCATTGATTTTGTCAATTTAGGACAAACTATATCAGATGGAATTAAGGGTGTTTTTGATTTTGGTATAGCTGCTATTGAAGGTATTGACTGGTGGACAATTGGTGAAAAAGTCCGTGATGGTTTAGCTGCTATTGACTGGAACGGTATAGCTGATGGTTTCTTTGAGCTTATTGGTGCCGCATTTGGTGGCCTATCTGCATTTTTTGGTGGTCTTCTTTCTGATGCAGTTTCTGGTGCTCAGAAATACTTCCAGAAGAAGATTGAAGAATGTGGTGGAAATGTTGTCAAAGGAATCTTTAAAGGTATCAAGGATGCTGTTGTTGGCATTGCGGAGTGGATAAAAGATCATATTTTTACACCATTCATGAAAGGTTTTACAGCCGCATTTGGTATTCATTCACCGTCAACCGTCATGGCTGAACAGGGTAGATATATCATTGATGGTCTTCTAAAAGGTGTAAAAGATAATATCAGCAAGTTCCTGAATTATATTAAAGAGATTCCAGGTAAAGTACTGAAAGCAATTGGAAATATCAAGAACAAGGTCTTACAGAAAGGTTCTGACATTGTTTCCGGTCTGAAAGATGGATTTAATGAAAAAGTTTCTACATTCACCAGTGTTCTTGGTACACTTCCTGAGACAATCAGGAATGCTATTCCAAACCTGTTTGATGTAGGATCAAGTATCATTCAGAACTTTGCAAACGGATTTTCAAGTGTTCATATTCCTATGCCACACATTGGTTGGGACTGGACAGGTGGAAGCATCCGTATTGGTAATTTCTCATTTTCATTACCACGTTTTAATTTGCAATGGTACGCAAAGGGTGGCTTCCCGGAAATGGGACAGCTGTTCATTGCAAACGAAGCAGGACCTGAGATGGTCGGTAAGATGGGAAACCGAAACGCAGTAGCCAACAATAACCAGATTGTTGACGGTATCAAGAATGGTGTATTTGAAGCTGTACTTGATGCATTCAATGCCAGTGGAATCCTTGACAGGGATGATACTGAAAAAGAAGTTACTCTTGAATTTACACTGAAGGCTGACAGCGAAACACTGTACAAGGTAGTTCGTAAAGGCAAGAAGAAATATGATTACCGTTTTGCGGTAACTGAGACAATTTGACAGGGGGTGTCACATGGACAACATTGTAATTAAAGTGGGTGGTGTGGCACTACCCAAGGAAGTTTCCAAGTTTAAATGGAAAAAATCAGATGTATCTGCGAAGAATGCAGGAAGAACACAGGATGTTAAGATGCATAAGAACAGGCTTGCAAAAAAGCGCACTCTGAGCCTTGGTTGGGTAAATCTGACAAAAGAGCAGATACATCAGATTCTTGTTGCATTTGATCCAGAATATATAATGGTAACTTACTGGGATCCTTTAGCTGGTACTGATGTAACAAAAGAGTTTTATACAGGTGATATGGAAGCAAATGTAAAATGGTGGGCTAAAGGTCATGAACGTTATTCCACACTTGATTTTGATGTGATTGAGAGGTAATAAAAATGATTAATGTATCAGCCGCATTCAAAGCAGCATTAGAAAATGATAACAGAAATTTTTCAGGATCCTGTACAATTACATTAGCATCTGGTAAGTCAATCCCCATTGACGACAGCCAATTGTGGGATAATGGTTTTGTAATTAATGATTCTACATCTAGTACGGGCGGTTTTGATATAGGTTCAGCAATAGTTCAGAAGTTCACATTAAGACTGAACAACATGTATGATGATTTTACTGAGTACGATTTTACAGGTGCTGAAATTTCAAATATAAAAGTGTCATTGAGTTTATCTGGTAAGACTGAAGCTGTTTCTAAGGGCGTGTTTACAGTAAATGATACAAGCTATGATGGCGATATCATTACACTGGAATGCTTGGACAACATGCATAAATTTGATGTTAATTACAGCAAGAGTAATCTTACATATCCTGCAACGCTATTACAGATTGTACAGGATGCATGTAGGTGCTGCGGTGTGACTTTAGCAACAGATTCTCTACAGTTTGAGTATTACAATTATGTGATTCAGAAAAAACCAGATGATAACACTATGACATTCCGTGATGTTTTGGCGTGGGTTGGTCAGATTTCTGGTCATTTTTGGAAATGTAATAAAAGTGGTCAGTTATCAGCTGGTTGGTATAATATGTCTGACTTGTCGGCAGGTACAAATATACATACGTTACAGACAAATGTTGTCACGGATGTAAATGTAGACATGTATGATGTTGTAATCACATGTGTAAGGGTTGTGACTGAAGATGAGAACTCTAATCAGGTAACATTTCAGTCTGGATCAGATGGATATGCTTCTGTTATTGATGGGAATAAGTTAATCAATAAGGACAATGCCGCAGAGATTGTTTCAATGATTGGCGGACGTGTAGTTGGTTTGAGATTCAGACCAATGGATGTCAGTGCATTACAGGACCCTACAATTGAAGCCGGTGACGGGGCAATAGTATATGACCGTAAATTAAAGTCATATAAGACTTTTTTCACCAATGTTGTATTTTCTATTGATGCAGATAATCAAATGTCAAATGACGCAGAATCAGCACTGCGTAACAGTGCCGAAAGATTTTCAGAAGCATCAAAAATTTATCAGAATCTGAAAAAACATTTAAACAAAAATAAAACTGAATGGGAAAAAGCAATGGAAGAACTGGAAAAGGCAATGAAAGAGCAAGTGGGCCTTTATCCAGTTATTAAAACACTGGATGATGGAAGCAAAGTATATTATATGTGTGACCATCAGACACTGGAAGAATCCCAGGTTGTGTTTGAACTTAATGGAAAAGGTTGGGCGGTAAGTACAGACGGTGGAAGAACATGGAACGCAGGTTTACTTGTGGATGGTACCATGATAACAAAGATTTTGAACAGTATTGGAATTAATGCGGATTGGATCAATACCGGGGCTTTTACCGTCCTTGATTCTGATGGAAATATCATGTTTAAAGCTGACACTGCAACCGGGCGTGTGGATATTGTAGCAAATTCTTTTCAATTGAGGGGGAAAACTCTTGAAGAGATAGCGAAAGAATCAACAAAGAATTACGTTGACGCAGTTATTGGGGATAAGATAAAGGATATAAACACACAGTATTTTGATTCCTATGACCCTACGCTTACCAATAAGCCAGCGTCAGACTGGACTGATGCGGATGCGAAGGAGAAACACATTGATGATATTTTCTATAACACCAATACTAAGAAAATGTTCCGTTTCGTCAAGATTGATGGCGTTTATAGTTGGGAAAACTTTGATGATCCTGATATAAAAGCTGCGCTTGATGCTGCATCAACGGCACAAGATACCGCAGATGGAAAAAGACGAGTGTTTTTGGTTACACCTAAACCACCATATGATGAGGGTGATATGTGGGTTACCTCTACCACTGATGGAAAAGGTGAAATAAAAATCTGCAAAACCCCCAGACAATCTGGTGTATTTTCATCTGCTGATTGGATCAGTCCGTCTTATGTGGATTCTGATGATGTGGATAATGCGATTAATGAGTATGATACCAGTTTAGGGCAACCGGAAATTTTTAATAAACTGACCAACAATGGGAAGAATAAAGGTATTTATATTCAGGATGGCGAACTGTATATAAATGCGAGTTACATCTTATCCGGTGTTTTAGCAGGAAAACTCATCAATGGTAAAGGACTGAATGTCACAGACAAAGATGGACAGGTTACATTGAAAATTGATGATGATGGAAATGTCTACATTAAAGCAACTGAATTTTCTCTGGAAGGAAAAAATATCAGTGATGTTGTAGCGGCAGAATCGGGTAAATTCAGGACTTTGAATGTGATCTTATCGAATGAGTATCAGGGAATCCCAACAGATGAAGATGGGGATTATACTTCTTTTCCATCATGCAGCACTACTGTAAAGGTTCTCTATGGCTCAGAAGATGTTACAAAAACATCTATTATTCAATGGAGCGCATCAAGTGGCGTGTATGGTAGTTCTTCCGGGGAGACGTATACAGTTACTGGGTTAAGGGCAGATACAGGTACCGTAAAAGTTACTGTGACAAGAGGAAGCCTGACAGCCGAAAAGATATTTGCCATTGCAAAGCAGAAACAGGGAATCCAAGGAATACAGGGACAGACTGGTGCCACAGGTGCGACTGGTGCTACGGGCGCTACAGGGGCAACCGGTGCTACAGGAAATGGCATTTCCTCTGTCACAACTTATTATCTCGCAACTTCCGAATCCAATTATGTATATACATATACAAGTGGATGGACGACTTCCGTGCAAAGCCCAACAACAAGCAAGCCGTATCTGTGGTCATATCAGACAACTTACTACACAAACGGTACTTCCAGCAGTACAACACCACATATCATTGGCGTACGTGGTTCTAATGGAGAAGATGGTAAAGATGCAGGTGACCTGACGCAGGAACAGATATTTAACATTCTGACAAATAATGAACAGACACAGGGAATTTATTTGCAGAATGGAAAAGTATATATAAATGGATCATATATAAAATCTGACAGCATTACGGCGAGCAAGCTGAGCATTACTGATTTATATGCTATTGGAGCGAAGCTTGGTGGATGGACTATTAATAGCACATATCTGCAATCGGCTGGCGGTGCAATCAAATTGTATTCAAGTGGATCATATAATGGAAAAATTAAGATAGGAAATGTTTCTTTAGTAGCAAATTCCAATGCCCTGGAAGTGCGAAGCGGAATGAAAATAATTTGTGGAAATCCTAAAAATTTTTCAGACGGAACAGATAGACTTATGATATATAACTTGTCGCATGTATCATCCGGTGGACATATGGTTTTTGATACGGATGGCGCAACTGTTGCATACCTGTCAAGTTCTTCAAAACGTTATAAAGATCATGTGTCAAACATGACTATTGAGGAAGCAGAAAAGATTCTAAGTATACCTGTTGTATGGTTCAAATATAAAAAAGGCTATTTAAATCCTACTGATTGGCTTAACGATAAAAGGATACCTGGATTCTATGCCGAAGATATTTACAATATTTTCCCGGAAGCAACACAGTTGAACGAAGCAGGAGAACCAGAAGACTGGAATTTCCGTGTAATGATTCCGGCAATGATGAAAGTTATTCAGGATCAGAATGAAAGAATTAATACATTGGAAGATACAGTGAACGCATTGAACGAAAGACTGAACAAATTAGAGGGAATGTTGAAAGGGGTGGTTAAATAATGCTGATTGCGAATTTCACCAATTATGGTGAAGAAATTACAGTAGACGGACTTTGGCAATATGATTATGGTCAAAGATTACAAATTAATGGACTTAATCTCCCAGATGTGTTTGAGGTTCATTTATTCTGGAAGGGATTGGAAGAAGCAAAAGTTGTAACAGGTTATACTGAGAATAATAAGTTTTATGTTGATATTCCAAACGAGTCACTTAAACAGAGACAAGCTATCACTGTTTATATTTATCTATCAACACCTGAAACAGGAAAGACTGTAAATACCGTGATGATGTTTGTAAATAAACGGCCAGAGCCTGAAGGATTTGAAATTCCCGAAGACATTGATTTATTCCACCACACATTGACCGCTGTTGGGGAATATACAAGGCAGACGAAAGAAGCTGCACAGATGGCAGATGCCAGGGCAACTGAGTCGGAATCCTGGGCGCATGGACATAAACTTTATCCAGAACGTGATAAAGACAATGCAAAGTATTATGCAGATCAGGCAAAACAGGTTGCTACACAAAATGGCTTCTGTCGTATGGAAATACGGGAAGATGGACATCTATATTTATCCCGTACAGAAAATATTGTACAGAGTTTGGATTTTAAGATAAATGATAAAGGGAGATTGGGGGTTATGATGTCATGATAGAAACAGATTTAGGGTGTGTGACTGCCTATGCTGATGCAGTGGCACAGGGTTACACAGGAACTCGTAAAGAATTTGGTCAGGTGCTGGCTAATTTTGCAGATTCTGCAACACAGGTTGCAGCAGACAGGACAGCGGTAGAAACTGCAAAGAAATCAGTAGAAGTAATGCAGTCAGATGTAACACAAAAACAGGAGACTGCGGCTTCCAATATGAAAACAGCTGTCGAAGCCGCTGAAAAAGCAAAACAGTCTGCAAGTAACGCAGAAGCATCAAAACAGGCCGCTGCTAAGTCTGAACAGAACATCAACAATACCGTGACAGCTTTTGATAGTCATGTCGAAGAAAAGAAAAGCGAAGCAGACACAGCAATAAATAAAACGAAAGATGCCGCAGTCAAAGCTGTGACAGATCAGCAGACTGCATCTATTCAGGAAGCAAAAAGTCAGATTGCGTCCTACATTACAGAAAAAGAAAGCGTAGCAGAAGACCAGATTAATAAACATACATCTGATAAGATTACAGAACTGAATAAAGCAGCAAGTACAGCAAAGACTGCATTAGAACAGTCCATATCAAATTCAGAAAAAGCAAAAACAGCTCTGGACGGTAGTATTACCAATTCTGCCACATCCAAAAATAATCTGGATAGGAGTATTGAAACAAGTACCGGCAAAAAATCAGATCTTGATACCAGTATCAAAAATGCTGATATAGCAAAGACTGCATTAGATACTGCCACGACTACTGGAAACAATGCATTGCAGGCATTACAGAGTGAAAATAGTTCAGCCGCATCAAACCTTGAAGAGTTGAGAGGTGAAAACTTTAATTCACAGGAAATTCTGGCAGGGGTTGCTGACCTGAGAGCATATCTTGGACTGTCAGATGATGATATTCTTGGTTTACAGGTAGATTACAGGAATAAAACTTTTAAGAGACTGGCAGGTGCCACTAACCTGACACCCGGCACTGACTTTGACAGATTTTCCATGTATGGTGGCAGACGTAAATGTAATGTTGCTGATGATGGAACTATCAGTGCTTGGTTTGGTGATGAAAGTTATGCGGAAGATGGTTCAAATGGACAGGTTATGGTATATCAGCCTAAGTTCTATTATCTGGTATGCCCGGTCGTATATGATCCAATTGATACAGGTATTGGTTACCATTTGAGAAAAGCAAATTACTATGTATCAGAAAAACCAAGACCAGGTTTCAGATTACATCCGGCATTTTATGATGCGTCAGGAAAAGAGATTGATTATTATCTGACATCTGCATATGAAGGAAGCATCTATGACACAAGTGCAGCGGCTTATCTTTTACAGGATGAACAGGTTATGTCTTCCGCTGAGGATAAATTTTCATCTATTGCCGGCGCAAGACCTGCATCGGGTTCTTCACAGAATCTTACAAGAACTGAAATTGAAAAAATGGCACAGAACAGAGGAACAAACTGGCATGGTGATCTGATTAAACAGATATCTGCCGAACAGCTACTGATGATCATTGAAATGGGTGTTATGGAATTACAGACACCAATTGGTCAGGGTGTCATAGCATTACCATATACTACAGGAGATGATACTGCAAGTTCATACGCAGCCGTTACAGGTTCAACTGCTTCACTTGGTAATGGAACTGGTAGAGCAGAAAAAACAACCACATACGAAGGTGGTAAGGCAACAGAATATACCGTGAATGGTAAAACATCAATTTGTTGGCGAGGCAAAGAAAACTTCTGGGGCAATATCTGGAAATTTGCATATGGTATCAGTATTTGGGGTAACGGAAAAATGGATGGTGGACAGCCTTACATTTGTTCTGACTTTGAGTTTGCTGAAAATAAAAACAGCGGAAATTATGAACCGGCCGGATTCACTGTAGCACCTAAAGAGGGGTATATCTCAGCAATGGGGTACTCTACTAAATTCGATTGGCTTTTTATTGCATCGGAAACGCTGGGTAATAGTTCATTACCTATTGGGGATTATACATATCTCACACAGAATCTGAATGGTTACCGTATCGCTCGGCTGGGCGGTATTTGGGGTAGTTGGTCTAGTGCGGGTGCTTTCTATTGGGTTCTGAATAGCGGTGTTGGTTATCGTGATCGGACTATCGGGGGTCGCTTGGTATATATCCCAGATCGTGATTCAGATGCTTATACTGCGGCTGTTGAAGTATGGAAGCAGAAAATGGCAGCTTAATTCGTAACTTATAAACTTGATTCAGTAGGTTGAAAGAACTTCTGATATTTTCGTTATTTACCTGTAATGAAAACTATAAAAAACAATCACTCAACTAGGCAGTAATTGGAATAATTGGTCTAATGCAGGTACTTTCTATTGGAATCTGAATAACAGTGTTGGTAATCGTAATCGGAATATCAGGGGTCACTTAATAATTGCAAAATATAGCCGGGTGGAAACATCCGGCTATTTCTATAATACTGTGTGGTTCTTTCAACCTTGCCACTCGGCAAAACAGAAAAATAGGCGATGCAGACAAGTCAGAAATGATAATACCGCCTTACTTAATTACAAAAGAGGAAATGTCAACCGTATTTACCGGGCATACATCTGATATATGCTGACTGAAATTCGGAACTGCAATATACCAAAAATGAAACGTTATGACCATCTATTTGAGAAAATTTGTGATATTGAAAATCTGAGAAAAGCACATAAGAACGCAAAGAAAGGAAAAGGGTGGTATAAAGAAGTTCAGGAAATAGATAAAGATCCAGATAAGTATCTGAAGCAGATCCGGGAAATGCTCATCAATCATACTTATAGAACATCTGAGTATGAAGTGTTTTATAAGGATGATGGTAGAAAGAAGAGAAAGATTTATAAGTTGCCTTACTTTCCTGACAGAATTTGTCAGTGGGCTATCTTGCAGGTGATTGAACCTTGCATCGTCAGTAACTTGACCACTGATACTTATTCAGCAATACCTGAAAGAGGTATACATAAAGGTCTGACTAAATTACAGGCTGCAATGTGGAATGATCCAGAAGAATGTAAGTACTGTCTGAAGCTGGACGCAAGACATTATTATCAGTCAATCAACCACAATATTTTGAAAGAAAAGTATTCCAGAATGTTCAATGACAATGAACTTTTGTGGTTATTGAATGAAATCATTGACAGTATACAGACCGCAGATATTGAGGACTTAACGGCGATTTATTTACTTGAGGAAGATATTGATCCTGAAACCGGTATACCAATAGGAAATTACTTATCACAGTATTCAGGGAATTATTATTTTTCAAGTTTTGACCACTGGATAAAAGAACGGAAGTACGTTAAATATTATTTCCGTTATATGGACGATATAGTTATTTTTGGAAAGACAAAAGAAGAATTATTTACATTAAAGAAAGAGATTGATGTTTATTTCAGCAATGAACTTAAACTGAACATAAAAGGAAACTGGCAGGTGTTCCCATCGTATGTAAGAGGTGTTGACTTCTTAGGATATAGAACATTTTATAAATATACTTTGCTAAGGAAAAGCACCTGTTTGGAAATGAAAAAGAAAATGACCGCTATCAGGAACAAAGTGGAATCCGGAAACATGATGAACTATTCAGAGTGGTGTTCAATCAATTCCTATAAGGGATGGTTGAAATATGCTGATACTTTCCGGTTATACAGAAAGTATATTGTCCCGCTGTTACCTTATGCGGATGATTATTATATACGCAACATAAAACCGAACACAAAGAAAGGATTGAGAGCTGCATGATTAACTATGGAAAACAGAGAAGTACTGTCAAACCGGAAGAACTGGAACTGACTGAAACAAAAGCATTTGTTAGTTCCAATGTCAAAGAAGTGAATGAACCGGAAACTGATGGACAGCCGGGATTTACCGGGTATGAATTTGATCTGATTGAGTATGACAAAGATGAGTATATTAAGATTCAGGCAGAGAAAAATACTGATCTTGAAAATGAGATCACGCAAGCGCAGGTTGCCATGTGTGAAATCTATGAGATGTTAGGATAAGAAAGAAGGTGTGAAGTATGGCAAAGATTTATGCATCACTGATCATCAAAGGTGTTAAGACACTGGACGATGTTCCGGACAAACTGAAAGAAGCTGTTAAGGCTATTTTACAGGGTGATAACTGATGTTGTTTCAGTTTATCATAAATATTTTATTCAGAAAGGATGTGCAGAATATGGCAATTATCTATGCAACCTTGATTATCAAGGGAAAGAAAACTTTTGCTGATGTCCCTGAGCGTATCAAAGACAAAGTGAAAGAAGTTCTGACTGATCTGGATTGTCCAGAATTAGCAGAGTAATCCGCAGACAAGGAAATTATCACAGATACATAAACAACCGCTATATGACGTTTATATAATGTCACAGGCGGTTGTTTTGTGTACAGAAAGGAAGTAATGAAAGAGATTCTACTGGAAACCTATTCTGTTGCACTTCCTATTATTTTAACTGCTCTTATGGGCTACATTGTGTGGCTTTTAAAGAATCAGAAAAAAGATAGGGATGCGAACAGTAAAGGGACCATGCTGTTACTGAAAGTACAATTAATTGAATACCATGACCGTTATATGACGGATGGTGATATTCCATCCTACGCTTATCAAAATTTTTGTGAGATGTATGATGCATATCATGCTCTTGGCGGTAATGGTATGATTACAAAAATGAAACATGAGATTGAAGAATTGCACTTAAAGAAGAAAGAAGGGAATAGTCATGAAAAAAATTAACTGGCTTGTGAGAATTAAGAATAAAGCGTTCTGGGTTGCATTTATCCCGGCGGTACTCCTGTTAATTCAGGTGATTGCATCTGTGTTTGGCATCCAGATTGATCTGGGTGATCTGGGAAATAAATTGTTAGAAGTGGTCAATGCAGTGTTCAGTATACTGGTAATTCTTGGAGTAGTCACGGACCCTACTACTGCTGGAATCACCGATAGTACACAGGCCCTTGAATACACAGAACCGAAGAAATAGGGGGTAGGACTGTGGAGATTAAGGGTATTGATGTTTCCAGATGGAATGGAGTTATTGACTGGCCCACCGTAGCAAACTACGGTATGGGTTTCGCCATCCTGCGGATCACAGAAAAGGGTAATGTTATTGATAGTACGTTTGAAGTAAATTATAAAGGCTGTACCGCCAATAACATTCCTGTCGGTGTTTACAAGTATAGTTATGCGGCCAATGTTTCAGAAATTCAGTATGAAGCAAGAAAAGTAATTGAAGCTCTGAATGGACGAAAATTGGATTATCCTGTGTTTCTGGATATTGAAGATGAGTGTCAGGAGAAGCTGTCAAAATCTCTTATGATGCAGATGATTGACGCATTCAGAGAAATTATCATTAAAGCTGGATATAAATTTGGTATTTATTGTGGATATTATTGGTACCAGTACCAGCTTCCAGATGGTGCTAAAAAGTATGATTGCTGGTTAGCTGCTTATCCATCACAGGATGATGGAACAATGCAGATCAGATTAAAACCTGCTGCTGGTATTGGCTGGCAGTATTCCAGTAAAGCAACCATTCCGGGAATCTCAGGGAAAGTAGACAGAAATGTCTTTTACAAAGACTATACTGCAACAAAAAATGAGAATAAGGGGGAAGATACAGTGAAGAAAACAAAATTACAGATTATTCATGCGATAATACATGATGCAGTTGAATTTGCGGTAAATATTGCAAATGACAATAATCATGGTTACAGTCAGAGAATCAGAAGTCTGTATGAGATTGATGATCCTAAATCATTTGACTGCTCAAGTCTAGCGTGTACAGCATATTACTATGCATTCCTGAAAAATGGACTGACCACGCAGGCAAGATATCTGAAAGAACATTGTAGTTATACGGGTAATATGCTGAATATGTGTAACTGCGGTTTCGAGATTGTAGCAAGAAACCAGACTGCACACAGTCAGATGCAGAAAGGTGATCTTGAACTGAATACGACTTATCATGTTGCTGTGGCTATTGATAAGGACAACATTGTACATGCCAGATCATCTGAGGGGACAACCGACACAAAAGACAACAGTGGTAATGAGATCAGAACTCAGCCGTGGTATCTGTATAGTCACGGATGGACTCACCGTTTGAGATTTACGGGTAATGGCATTGACTTTACTGCATTAACTACTGATACCGACAAACCAGCAGTTAAACCGACAACACCTACAGGGGGTAAATATATGTTTGAACCAAAAACTGTAAAAGCAGGAGATAAAAATACTTCTGTACTTCTGTTGCAGGAGATTCTGAGGGCAAGAGGATTCAAAGGAAAGGATAAGAAAGAACTTGACCTTGATCGGTCCGCAGGAGACAATACCATTTATGCCCTGAAACAGTATCAGAAATCAAGAGGATTAGAAGCTGATGGTATCTGTGGAACTGCGACTTGGAATGATCTGATTGCTATCTAATTCCTTGTTACTAATTTGTTACTAAATGAGCAAGAAACTAGAGGATTTACAAGGACTGAACATTTTATAAAATCCCTAAAAATAAGGGTTTATAGGACGTTGCAAACTGGAAGAATTATGTAATAATGACAAGCCAGGAACTGAGTCTGTTCGGAAATCTGACAGTAGAAGAAAATATCTGCATATGTGA